GTTGCCAAGATTCAACCCTATCCCGGTTTGCGACTCGGATGCCACCCCTCCGGGAGTGGAGGCGGATCCAAGGGTTGCCCTAAAATTAGGCAGCCATTGCTACAGGTGCAGCATTTATTCTTTTTCAGCCTTTTTAACGAGTGCCCGCGGCTGAGACCTCGGCGTGCAACTTGTGTATCAGCGTCCCTGTCGATACCAAGCATCCCCAAGGACATCTATAATATACAAAAAGCCTACCTGACTGTCCGTCGACTTTCAGGCAGGCTTCCTGCTAGGCTTTCGCCCCTTATCAGGATTCCGGCGTTGGGGTTATATTTGCCCCGCCTTTTCTCTCACATCCTTCGTAATCATCGTGCCAGTTCCCTCGCGTAGGGCCGCAAGGCAGCGACTTTCCTTCTTGCTCCATCATTTAAGGCACCGAGAACAACGCGTGCCTCCTGATTGTTTATATATATATACAGACTAAAAGTCCCCGTCGGCCGGCTGGAAACATGTGTAGCCGAGTTCGCGCCACTTCGCAACTATCGAATTGCGGTCCTCAAAAACCGCATATGGCCTTGCTTGATGAAACCCCGATCTCTTCCACCAGGCATTTCCTGATGGCATTTTCCAGCTTTATGGCATCCCCGGCGTGAACGGGGGAACTGCAATACTTGGAGAGCAATTCATGCGCCGCTGTTGATATATCGATGGTCACCTCAATTTCGACATCGACATCGCAGCCGCATTCGGGGCATACTTCAGTTTCTGTTACAATCATCATTACCTCCTGTTGTAAGTATAGTCGGGGCAGTTGCAGTAGCCGTCCGACCCGTATTCCTCGGTGCAGATATTACGCAAATGCCCTTTGGTACAAACATGGCATCCGGCCGCCTCGTCCATCGCATAGTTGGCACAAAACCAACAGTTATCCTTTTCCCCGTTGAAAAACTCCCGGCAGTCCTGGATGTGCTTCCTGAAACAATCCTTGCAGAACGGAATGGACACGTTCTCAAATTTCATGATGACGTCACTGTGGGCACACCCGCATTCATTGCAAGGGCGGGTATCATCGTACTCAAACTCGGTTAGCTTTAATTCCATAAGAACCGCCTACAATCATTTCTTGCGCCTCGGACTATCTTTCCAAAGATTCAAACGGGGGCGCCTGTGATGGCGCCTGAATAAATCAAAGATACGGCGGCCGAGATCCGTAACGTGAAAATAGGTATAAGGTTTGCGAGATTCGTAAGCCATAATGCCGCGGGACACCAGCCCGATGCAAATGTCAAAGGAGCGGCCGAATTCAAATGCCAAATAGTTTCGGTCGCTCGCCGGGCCCCATCCATTAAATTGCGGATAGGTATTTCGCCCGAGGCACGATGCCAGCATTCCCATTTCCTCGCGGGTAAGGGCGTGCCCCAGAAATTTCAGGCGCATTCCTTTTGCCATATTCGTAAACCCTCTGTAAAATAGTATGGGCGCCGCAAGGTATGGCCTCGGCTTTCCCGGTCAACCATCCTCGCAGCGCCCTAGAGATTGCGCACCTCTCGTTAGCTATCCTGTCTTGGCGCGATGACAGGCGCTCGTCGGGTATTTCGGACCCCGCGTCGGCACTATTTCATAGGCGTGCTACTGTCCCAAACCGCTCGCCCCGGGTGTTTTGGAGCGGATGACCTTATGAGGACGGCCCGATTGCATTTGATAGGTCTTGAGTGAGCCGAAAAGCAAGAATGACCTCGCTGTGGCAGGAGGCTTCGATCCCCCGACTCCGTAGTACCCCGGCGGTTTGCCAACTAACCTATGCCACATTAAAGCGGGCTGTGCCCGCTAGTCCTATCGAGGACTTTTAATCGCAAATGCGCTTTTTCTTGCCTTGCTTGGATTCGCCTTCATTTGTCTCGGCGCCAATCTTATCGATAAGATCCGCCGCCTTGCGCATATATTCGGCCGCCTTTTTAAGTTCGGCCAGCTTATTGTCCTTGCTCATTTTAATCTCCTGAATAATGGTGTGGAATTGTATTCGGCACGAAGGGCGGGGGCGGCGCCTGTCCCGGCAAGGGCGCATCTGAGGCCCAGCCGCTGGAGGACACGCACATATTCTTCACCCGTCGTAGGATGGGCCCGGCGCACTTCCGGGACGGTGAGCACCTCCTTCCACGCCGAGATCTCCTCCCGCGTCATCCCCGCATAATTATACGCGAGATACCCTTTATGCGGAATCATGCGCGGGACAATGATGTATCCGGAAGAACTGTTCGCCTTCAAGGATTCAAGCAGCATCTATATTACCCCGGGATTTTGGTAATGCCGAGAAGCGTCGCGTTCTTGCCGATCATGGCGTTCGCGGCACCGAGCGCCTCCTGCAAAAGCGCCTTCCCGCGCAATGCCGTGCGGATCGTTGTCGAATATTGGCCATAATCCCCACGGAAAACCACAAGGTAAATTGATGCGTCCGGATTGGCCTCATCTTCGTCGCACGGGGTCAATGCATCCGAAGACACCGACGCAAGCGGGGTCAATGCATCCGAAGACACCGGCGCAAGCTTCTCCAAAGGCACGCATGCGTCCTTGTCGGCCGGCTGTACCTCGTCCCCTGGAAGCACCGAGGCGTGCCAGGTCACTGTGTTACGCGCCGTCTCGCTCGCCTTCAACATGGAAACCGCAACGCCCGGGCATTCCTTGTCCAATGTTTCCTGGATGTCCAAGGCCCAGCGTTCGACCATCCATTCCAGGGTCGGGTTGCCGTCAATGATATGGACACGTTCGGATCCGGAGGCTGCCGTCGCCTTCCCGAGTGGATCCTTTATATTGAAGCAGGAGCCGTGGTCCCACTTGTCGTCCAGGACGGTCTTGACCACTTCCTTCAGCTTCTTGAAGTCGACGATCATTCCGTCATCGTTGAGTTTCTGGGCCGTCACCGTGATCTCCACTTGATAGCGATGGCCGTGTAAAGAGCGGCATTTCTGGGTATACGCCGTCATAAGACGGTGGGCGATTTCAAGCTCCGTATACGTAGTCAATTCAAGCATTCAATTCCTCCGGGCATGTTGCCCATTTTCAAAAATTATACGCGGGACTAGGTCCGCGTTGTCCTTACTTTGAGCCTTCGGAGCCTTCCGGCGCCGAAATGTCCTTCATGCGCATCGCACTGAGGCGATCGGCCGTCGAGACGACATAGTCGTAGAGCCCGATCGTATCCTCCGCCGTAGACGGGCGGGAGAAGACGAAGGCGAGGACAGCCACCACAAGCTGCTGGATCGTCGCGTTGACGATCACGGGCGTAATGGCGCCCTTTCCGTTATTGCCAAAAAGAAAACCCCCATTGTGCAACGCGCCCATAAGCGCCTTCATAAGGGTCTTCTTCGATGTTTCAAGGGTATATGCGGATTTTACCGCGTGTTTGCGTTTTGTCATAATGTCCAAATATACGTACGCTATTGCAGCACATGAAGATACGAGGACAGAGAGTCCTGCTGGTATCTTATCCATTTGAGTTGGCAGCCGGGTTTCTCCCTGTCCGGGCATCCCTGGACAAGTTCCGGGCGCCGATCAAGCACGGACTGATACTTCAATTCCTTGCACCGGGGATCATTTTTGACGCCTCCCGCTATAACCAGCAGCACAATGCACAACAGGCATATTGCGCCCGAAATCAATCCCGCCTTTGTTGCCTCCGAAGGCGCCAGGATAAGGACGAATACGGATATGACGCAGATGATTAAAAAGATCGGCCAAAATTCGGAAAATGCGCACATCATAACTCCTCCATTATGATCGGCGCCTTATCCCCCATATAAGGCAACGCGCGTACCGTATTGAAATCAATGAACTCCTCCGCGTCCAGTTCGGCCATCCCGTCCTTCTTGCATAAATATCGTACCATAAGCGGGCGACTGTAAATGAGCCTGCCGTCCGTGCTTATGCCGACAACGGCGCTTATATAGGACGGGCCTTCCAAAATCACGGTATCATCCAGGCCCTGTTCCGCAAGGTATCCCTTCAAATCGTCAATTCTCTCGAACTTCATAGATCATCCCCATCATCATATCCGTCTTCATCCTCATCGGCGTATTCGTCCTCAATGAGGCGATCGAGCGCCTCCAATGCCTTTATAAGCGGCATCACCGCAACCGAGGCCATTCCCCGAATAATCATGCAGAGCACACGTAGAATCCTATGCATCCTGATTTCCCTTTTTCAAATCGTCCATCATAATATCATATCCCGGAAGGCCGGACAGGTCAAGCCCTTTCGGAAGCGGGGCGGCATATGTCCAGCATTCATGCCCCGGGTTCCCGGACGGATCGTACGCATATACCGGGAACATCGCCTGCAGCATTGGCGGAAGCACGCACACGACCTTCCTCAGAAACGGGGCCTCATTATGATCCCACACAATCATCCAGCATCCTTCCGGACACCACATGCTATCCATGGCGATAATCCGTCTGTCGCCTACATAAATGGATCGATGTGAACTACCCATCCTGATCCTCCTTTCCATAGGTATACGTCACCATCCGCCCATCCGCGACCACGGTGCATTCCCATGTCCCGTCATCCTCCTCCACCGGAAGGGGCTGCCCCTTTTTCAGGTCAAGCCCCGGGGGAAGGGGAAGCCCGGCCGCCAGCGCCCGCTTTCGAAGATGGGAGCGCTGCTGCGGTGACATTTTCGAAAAATCCTGTTTTAATGCATCCTCAAGTTTCATATGCAATACCTATACGGACAGGGACAACCGCCTCCGTCCGTCCGTATATTTGTACCCGGATGAAACTTGAGATTTTCCCATATAGATTCAGGGACAAGGCGAACGCGGCGGAATTGCGGCGTCGCGGATCCGGCGTTATCGAGCTGAAAGGCGCCAAGGCCCTGTATGACCTTTATATGTCCGGCGCATCCTTCCGCCTGATGCCGGATTCCCCCGTGGACGCCGTGGTATTTGACCTGGACGAATTGTCCGCCGAGGAGACGGACATATTGGACGGATACGTGGCGGACAATGCGTTTGTCGTAAAAAGCCCGTCGGCAGTGCTGGGGATCCCCGGGAAGGAAAATCGCCGGAAGGTGTTCTACGGGCTTCCTCGCGAATATTCGTATACGGAATACGCGCAGGCATACGGGGACGCATTTGCCCAATTCGCCCTGGAGGCGGGGCTATATGCAATAACGGGCGATGCCTGTATGGGCTTGCCGGGGCAGGTGACATTCGGCAGGCCGGATCCGGGCATGGAAACGCGTGCATTGAAATTGGATATTTCCGGATTGGGGAATATGCGCATACAGATGCCACTGTCCAGATACGCCGCGAAGGAATTATTCGGGATAGATAAAAAGGCGATGCTCCCGTCGGTAGAATACCTCTACGAGGGAAAGGCCGAAAGGTGGGAGAGGCACACAATCATCTGGAAGAAAATCATCCCGACGGCATTTGCCTGGTATCACTTTTTCAAGACGACCACGGAGAAGAGGTGGGGGCTGGCCGATAATTATTTTGAATTCAATGACTGTGTTCGCGCGATAGGGCGCGAGATATCGAGATTGGGCGTCCCGCCGGAGGGGGTCGAGGAGGTCATACGGGGAAACCTGTCCACCGCATACGAGCGCTTCAATGCGCCTCCGCTCGTCCCCTACTTCCCGCGGTCGGGGAAGGCCGGGCCGGCGTATTGGGACTCGCTGCCGCCTGCACGGAAGAAGGAAATAATCCGGAGACAAAATTTAGCCGCGAAGGAGAGGCGCCGGATGAAGAGGCGCCTGTACGGGACGAAGAAGGCGGTGCGAAAATCTAAGTTCCGCATCCGGACATTGGAGGATCTGGAAAGGCTGTGGAAGGAGAAGGGGATATCGCGGCCCTACTATTATCTAAGGCGGAAAGAATTTTTGGGAAAGGGGCCGGCTCGGACATAAGGCCGGCCCTTTTCTGTATGAATCCGCACGCGGACGAGAGGCGACAACCTATAACAAAGGAGAATGAAATGGAAGAGGCAGACAAAAACGAACCGGCAATCGGCACGCCGCTTGGCTTGGGGAATTCGCCAATCCTTCAGTACAAGGAATTAACAACGGAAGAAAATATGGAGGTTCCACTCAAAGAAATCTTCTTTTTGCACGCCTTGAAAACAGCATTGAGGCAGAGGGCCTTCAGCCGGAAGTCAAGGGGATGCGTAAAGAACAGCTCGCACCGATGAAAAGATACTATACCGTCCTCGGCAACCGTATAATCCACCTTGTCGGGAAAGGATATTAGAAAGGGAATTTATCAAAAAACGCCTCGGCTTTGCCGGGGCGATTAATTAATCGGGAAGCCGTCCCGCGATCCCGAATTGTCGGTTGCGCCCAACCTTGAAATTTAACCGGAATCGCCCTTTCTTGTGCCCCATCCTGGCCGTTTTGCCTCCCCCGTATCCGCCAATGCCAATATACCGGGGGACCAAATTCAGTCCCCATGAGATCGTCCGGGGACGGTTTTATGTCCCCATGAGATCGTCCGGGGACGGTTTTATGTCCCCGGACAGGTTCCCCGGTTGTCCAAAAGGCGGAAGAACGTATATTAGGGAGATATGAGTGATTGCAAGAGTGTAACGTTGCATACGCAGGACGAACTGGACACTATTCGCCAGAGGGTCAATACGACGATGGTCGACATGGTCGACCGCACGGTCAGCGCCATGGATCGGATGTCCCGGAAATTGGACGAGGTGGAGCAGGCGATGGACAAGCTGATCGACCCGTCGACGATGACGCGCAACGAATTGATGGCATATACGGCATTCCTCCGGGACAGCTTCCGGATGCGCCAGGATTTTCTGAGGACCCTAAGCGGCTTTGACGTGAACACATCCAAGGTGCCTGTCCAGGCGGACTCGGCGCCTATTTACGACGAGGTGCAGGCGGAAGCATTAAGGAACGAGGTATTGCGCCGTGAAAAAGGCAAGGAAGACTGATCCCTTTTATGTCAAGGCGCCTTCGCAGAAGGAGCGGGCGCATCTGGACTTCATCCTGCAGCGGGCGTTTTTGAAGGTGTGGGGCATCGAGCATCCCCGCGGGATAGGGCGTACCCCCGTCCACAAGGACGGGGACAATCTGACCGAGGCGGTCGACGAGGTAAGGATCGCGCTGCACGGACTGAACCGGGGAAGGGCGCCGTTCTCGCAGGACTGGATGCGGTCGGCCCTGTTTCTGCGCTGCGTCGCGCTCAGGAGGAAGGGGGGATATGAGGAGATACGGAACGCCATATGGGCGTACACGGCCGCCCTCATAGACGGCATCGAGAAAATAAGCTCGAACCCGGTGTTGCTGGAAAACGCCCCGAAGAACCAGCGCTTTGCAATATATATGGCAATGGTACGCGATCTCCGGAAGGCCGTGGAAGGACAGATGCGGCTGCTGGGGGAGATCAAGGCCGCGAAGGTCGAGTATGAGAGGACCGAGGACGTTTTGGACTTCGGGCGGCTTCTGCTGCGGAGCGTGCACTGCCCCGACCCATGCGACACGAAGTTTGAATATCGTGCCTTTGTGGATGCGATCGGGAGATACGGCCCGGGCGCGATCCCGGACACCGACTGGGACGCGGCGGTGATGATCGCCAAGGCGATTTTGGCATTTGAGGAAAAGAAGAAGGCGGAAGCGCCTGTCGTTTCAACGGAAGCGCCTGTTTAAGGCGCTTTTTTCATTCAACCAAATAAATACGCGCCGGTACACGAAAACGGCGATGGAGGCGCGAAAATGCGAAAGGCGGATATATGAAAAGGTTTACACCGGATTTTGTGGAGGGAACGTGCTGAAGATAGTGGATCATTTGAAGGAGCCGGAGGAAACCATTGTCAGTAATGTGGCGAAGGTGCGTGCGGCGTTGCGGAAAGGCGAGAAGGTTTGCATCTATCATATGGGGCGGATACATGGCAGGCTTTCCAATTTGCCGGGGGTGGAATATCGCGCATTGTCCGGGATAAAAAACACGCCGGCCATGCCGTCCCGGGACACGGATAGGCTTATCGCCGGGTGGACATCCCCTTGGGGAAGGCGCCTGGATCTTCCCCGGTGCGGCGGGACGGTCTATATCCATTGGGCATATGTGGACCGCACCGAGGACAGATTGTCCCGCATAGAGCAATTCCATCTGAATGAGCTTTACCGTTTCGGGGTGGACTATCGGTTTGACGAGGTACGCATATATGTGGCGACGCCGGACGGCCTTCCCCGGAAGGCGGCGCTGGATGCGGCGGGGAGATTCGGGAAGGTCCTATTTGTCAGGAACGACCCTGTCCGTTGGGAGGGCGGGACGTTCCGCAAATTGGCAGAGGCGTCCCTTGCGGCGCCGGGAAACTACTTCTACCTGCATTTCAAGGGGGTGACCCATTGCGCCGATCCGCATATAGCGCGTCCGATGCGCAATCCAAGGAGATGGGGCGGGCGCAACGTATTCGCGAATATCATGTATGCGTGCGACATCATGTACCGGGCAATTCTGTCCCCGCAATATGTCGCGTTGCTGGGGAATGGATATGAGGCGCTCGGGGGAATTCGCCGGAAGGATCCGGACAGGCCCATCCCGGGGTGGGCGACGACGGCGATCCGGTCGCCGGGATATCATAATTCGGGGTCATTTGCGGCGTGGACGCATGATGGCGCGATACGCCGCTATAAGCCTTCCCCGGATCATTTCATGAATCCTTATGATGTGGAGAAGTTCCTCACGGGGGCATTCCCGGACGCGGGCATCCATTGGCTCGAACGAAGCGACACGGCGGACATGTATTCCCTTTACACGAATGGGGAGTTTCCGATGTCATTCCGCCAATTTGTCCGGGAGGCATTTGTCCCGGACGAAAGGCATCCGATTGTCATATCGAATTGGTCGCTGGAAGGGATCGGGGGGAGCGAGACGCACGCATTCGCCTTGGCGTGCGGGCTGCGGAGGCGGGGCTATCCGGTAATGTACTGGACGCCCAAGGACGGCGGGACCGGAAGGAGATTTCAGGAAAACGGCATTTTGCCGTGGGACGGGCGCAGGCCGTTCTATGCGATTTCGGGGCAATCCACGGGAAAACATTTCCAAGGAATATGCCCCATCATACAAATCGTCCAGGGTGTTGTCCCGGCGGAGCGGCCTATTCCGGGGATGGACGGATATGTCGCGATAAGCAATATCACGGCGAATGCCGCGCGGACTATGGACGGGTACGCAGGAATCGTGCCGAATGGAATAGATGTTGCCCGGTTTTGCCCGAAAAGGCCGTTGAATTCCGAATTGGGGACGGTGCTGTCGTTATGCCAGGGGGACGATTCCATTTTACGGAAGGCATGTATGGGGCTGGGGGTGCGCTATATTCGCCCGGAGGCACGCGTGTGGGAAATAGGGAATCTTATGCAGGAGGCGGATTTGGTTGTCGGCGTCGGGCGCACGCTGCTGGATGCAATGGCATGCGGGAGATGCGTGATTTCGTGGGACAACCGTGATTATTTCCCCCGCCCATCGATCGGGTTCGGGTATGTTTCTGCGGAAGATGCCGCCGAATTGGCAACACTGAATTTTGTGGACAGGGAAGGGCCTTCCCGTAATGTGGATTGGATGGTGGCGCAGCTGCGCAGGTACGACCCGGCGGACGGCGGGAGGCTGCGCGATCTTGTCCGCACCCGCTTTAATGTGGCGGATGAGGTTCGTCAATACCTGGCGCTTATGGTCTAATCGGCGTTAAATATACATATAGGCGCATAAAATATCGAAGGCGGGTATTTACCCGCCTTTTTGAAATAATCGCCTTAAAGGCGCCGTTATGCGCAATCTACAATAAAAGGGATCCACCGATAATGACGGATCCCCTACCCCATTTGAGTAATAGGAAACCTTTTTCCGATTAGGCGCCCTTTGTATACAGGCGATAGAGGACATCGGAAAGTTCCGAGAGAACTTCCAGCCCTTCGCCTTCGGGGAGGTCCACAAAGGTCTTCTTCAATCCGTAGGCGGGGAACCACACGGCTTCGCCATCCGGCCCGCCTTCTTCATCGAAGAGGGCGGTTACTTCGAGATATTCATCGAAATCATCAAAGATTTCCTTTGCGGCGGCGAGCGCCTCCTTTTCGGTTTCATAGCCCTTGGTAGGGACGGCGATGGGGTCACACCTGCCATCCTCATACAGGTCGAGGAACGAGTAGCCGGCTTCATCGAAGCCTTTCATTTTATTGGAGCTGACCTGCCACGCCTTCAATTTAAGACGCTTCTGCATTTTCGGGGACAGCTCCTCGTTCGCCTTGTTTTCGCGTCCGACGGAGTTGCGCAGCCAGTCCTCGCACCAGGAGGCAGCCTTGCCGCAGGGGTCAACACAGGCGGCGAAGAACTGTCCCGCATTCCACCAATTAACCGGGTCGCCGCCAAGATTCTTGGAAGTCAGGCTGCCGTTTTCATTATGGGCGGCGTCATCAAAGGCATCATTCAGCGCCTTTGCCTTTTCAGCAGAGCCGCAGTCGATGATGAATACTTCTTGCTCCGGATTCTTGGCCGCCGTGAAGGTCAGGGCCTCGTTGCCTTGGATTCCCGAAGGCTTGCCGTCGGGGCTGTGCGCCTTCGATTCTTCGCCACGGCAGAGCTTACAAAGCCCGCCGTAACGGTCATATTCGTATTCGGACATGGGGGCGCCGCACGAATCGCAGCGCTCCATGCTTTCCTTCTTGTAAGGCTTGATTCCCATTTTATGGTTCTCCTTTTTCTTTTTTGGATTCGTCCTGCCGGTATTTCATCTCCCCGGCGGCATCTTCAAGGTTGGAAGCAAGCCCCTTGATATAAAGGGCAAGGGACTTCCAGTCCTTGCAACGGGTCTTGGCGCCGCGAACGCAGCTGCGCAATTCATAGGCGAGGTCCTCAATGCCATAAAGCGCATCTTCAAGGCCTTCAATTTCTTCCCAGCCGTCCCAGCCGTCAAATGCCTCGTTGGCTTTCGTTTTCGATTCAGCCACATCGCCATATTCCGGATGCTTACGCGCATCGCGGCCCTTCAGGATCTCATAGGCGTAGTAACAGTCCTTGACGCGGTAACGCGGCTCGCCATATGACAGGAAGTCCGTTTCGTTTTCGTTGCCTCTGTCCCATTTGCCGAGGCCTTCCTCCTTGATAAGGAATTTGATTTTGTCGGCAAAGAACTTTTTGACGGCATCGTCGGACATTCCATAGAAGCGGTTGTCAATGCGGCGATCGCCGTCGCGGGCGCCACTCGTCTCATCAACGTTAAGCGTCACTTCGTTCCCGGAGGTTCCGGTCTTTACAAACTTCCAATAGCCACGCATCATCGGGGTGTTTTCCCAATAGCCGTCGGACATTTGCCCGATTACGGAATCAAGCATATCCTTGTACTTTTTGCCCAGCCCTGTTTTGATAGAACGTACAGACATAATATATCCTTAGGTTGAGGTTGTAATTTGATCGCGGATGGCACGGAACATTTCTGCGGTATTCGCGAGGAACGAGAGCATGAGGCTGCCATTCGCTTCCAGCCCGCCCTTTGAAAAGTATTGGAGTTCGGACAGATTGGACGTAACCACATTGTCCAGGAAAACGCGGACCTTATACTCCCATTCCATTCCATTTGCCATCGTAACGGTATCATCATACGATGTGACGAAGAATGGGATTATGTCGCTTCCGGGATCGCAATAAAAGTCGGCATCGCCGGGGTAGTGGACCAAGGATCCGGTATCCATTGGCGACCAGTTTGCCGTATCCTCGCTAGGCAGGACCCCCGCATATTCGAGGGTGTCCGCAATGCACATATACGCATGCGAGCGTGCCGGGTCAGCATCATAGGGCAGCCAAACGCGGTCGCCTGCATGATAGGTAGTCCCCATCATGACCGGCGAGTATTTCATGTATCGGCGCGCGAGGGCAACCACGGCGGAATATTCAAGGGAAACATTCCCGGAACTTGTGCCATCCGAAATGGGCGCCTGCCCGTTGAAGTCGAAGTCAACGGCCATTGCCGAGACCGTGGTTCCGCCTTCCTCGGACGAAACCTGCACGGGGAGGGATCCGGTGCAATCGAATCGGCCGACTATTTGCCTTCCGCCGATAGTCCCGGAATCCAGGTCAATGTCGTCCGGGGAGAGCCCGGCGACCTGCGAGACCGTCTCATTCGCGAAGTTTTCACGGAGGAGTGCCGCCTCCCATGCAAGGAAGCGGCTGCCCCCCGAAAGGGATCGCCCTATTTCAAGGGCGCCTTGATTTGTTACAATTGCAATCACGCTTCCTTCTCCGCAAGGCTCATCGCCGCCCAAATGATGGTATGGAGGGGACCTTCGGCGCGGGCGGTGCCGATCAGCTTATCGCCCTTTGTAACGGTAACCCCATTTTGGTCGCCGTCATATGTGAATTGCACGCCATTCGCATACAATCCGGCCAGTGAATCGAGAATCGCCTGGAACTCCGCCCCGGAGGCGCTTGCCTCCACCTTTTTCTTTACAAGTCTAATGCCCATATGGTGCCTCGTAACTTCAAATATACATATTTCGTAAAGGCAACGGGCTAGGCGTATGTGAAGGCCATGCGGACGGATGCCATAGGCGTCTCCGTCCGATAGCGCTCCCAATCCTGCGGGGTAAGCGTATACCTATTCGCAGTGAGCGCATACGCGCCAATGACCGTCCCTGTCGCGTTTTTCAGGTAAATTGCGGGGGGCATGCAGTCGTGCATGACAAGCGTATCCCCGTCCCATTCGAATGACAGGCTGGCGCCGTTATGCGCCTTGTCCGAAATACCGGAAAGGACGCCCTTCAGCGCCGCCAAGTTCCCCTCGAATGGGTAGATGCCGTCCGCCCCGATTTCCTCGAACCGGGTGAATGGATCGGTATCTGTCAGGCGCCACGTTTCCTCGGAGGTGTCATCCCCTAGGACATATGCCCATCTAAGCGCATACGCGTGTTGGATCTGAAGCTCCTTCGGGCGATACAACGCCGTAACGCCTGCGTATCCATTTGCCAAGAGCAAATCGCTCCCATCCGTGACATCCGGGGCCGTTACGTTGTGGAAATGGCTATCATCCCGGAAAGGCACCTCATTGACGGACGATGTCGAATCGGCGAGTCCGAGAAGCCCCGCGGTATGGGTCGACTGCCAGTAGCGAATAAAGGTGACATTGTCCGGCTCAATGGCCCTAATGCGCAGCGGGCTTATGACATGGTCGAATTCATAGATCTTGGATCCGCGTGCCTCGTCCCGGCGCGTAGGAGGAACCTCGGTCCACCCTTCGCCTTGCGGGACAAATACCCCTGTTTCAATTTCCACAAAATCATGCCCCGCCCGGCTAAGGTAGCGGGAGGGGAATAATTCGATTACATTCTTGCCGCCGCCTCTTTGCCCGTCGAAAATGCCGGAGTAGGCGAATCCCTGCATTTCTATGCGATTCTCCGCATAGAGCGATATCTTGAGGCGGAGATAGATATAGATGGGGATTTCATATGCAAGGCATGCGGCAACAAGGGCGGACGGGTTGCCCGCCCACGCGGACTCCTTCACCCAGGTGGTGCCATCCCCCAGATCCGCGACCGCGTCCGCTGCAAGACGGGCGAGAACATTCAACGATCCTTCGTAATAGCGGTTGTTGAAGTTTTGTGCCGGTTCTATTCTTTCGAAGCGGTAGCGGGTAACCCACCCGCCGTCCTCCGCGGAGTATTGCTGTATCGCGACGTTGATGTCCTTCTCGTCCGCACCCTCGGTTTTTTCGGTGACATAGCGGAGGGCGCCTTCCTCCTCCTTTTCTTTGCCTTCCGGGGCGAGGGAGTCAATGTTTGCGATAAGGCGCCGAAGGTTTCGGTGCTGTGCGTAAATGTCCTCGACCGGGACAAGCTCTTCCCCCTCGGGGTTGCACAGATACCGGATGGAGGGCTCGGACAGGTGGAGATTTTCCACATCGAGGCCAACCGCACGGAAACAGACGCGCAGGCCCTCGAAGGTGTTACGGGTACGGGACAGCAGGGCAAACAGCAATGCGGACCACTTGGCGCCGCATTCCTTTACGATCAAGGGGGGTATGCCCATCATATTTCCGTACGCGGCGCACATCTCCTCCGATACGCTCCAGGTCTTTGCGATAATGGCGTTGGAGGCATTGGTGTGGGGGACAACTAAATAGTCGGAAAGAAGCGGCTGATGCTCCTCCGGGAATTGGGCAAACACCTCATCCCACGCGGGATTGCGGTGGTGTCCCGGCGGATAGATCAAGGTATCCTGCCCTTGAATATCCGTTGCCTTGCGCCGGAACAGCTTAATGGCGCCTTCCGAGATATACGATACCATGTCGCCGGGGCCATAGTCGGCATAATTTTTACGGTCGTAGTATCCGCGATACGTACCGAGCGCCGACTGGTTCGCAATATCCACCCAGAACGAATATCCCTGGCTGTCGGCGGTAATCCAAATATGCTCGACCCCGCCCTTTCCGACCGGAAGCCGTCCCGCCGGAAGGGCGAGTTCGGCATCCCCGTTAAGGACGGTGAATCGGTACAGGTATCCAAGGCGCCAGTGGTTTTCGTCGCCCATTGGCGTTCCGGCCCGCGTATCGGCGATGCACACATAGCACGAGTCGCCGCAACGCACAACGCTTCCGGCCGAATACATGTCCGGGGTTCTCTCGTGGGTCAGGGGGTCCATGTGATGAAATGCACCGGCGGGATCCGGCCAGACCGGCTCCTGCAGCTGGAGCATTCTTCTTTGATAGATAACCACGGTGCCTTGCGGAAGGCGCATCCCGGTAATAAAGAGGCCATTTGACCCCGATCCGTAGGCGCCGGAAGCGCCCCACGCCTCCGCCCCCGCATACTTGACGAGATTGGCCGCCTTCACGGACGGATGCTGGTTGGCCTCCATGAATCCGTAGAGCGGCTCGCCGGCCGCGTGGAGGGCTTCCATGAACTGGGGCTCCATCACGAGGCGGTTAAGCGTTTGGATTATATAGCTGTCACGCACCCACCCCGCTGCGGCCTTCCTCAAAATGGGGCGTTGCTGGATGGATACATACGACGACCAGATGGGCGTCGAATATTCGCTTGACAGGTTCAGGATGTAGTCAACGCGGAACAGCCCCGGGACTTCCGTATTTGGGGTATTCGCCGAGACGCGGGAAGTCACATTGACCTGCTCTCCGCCCATCTCGATATACACCACCGGGAGTTCCGGGGTGAAGTTCGCATATTGATCCACCAGGGTTGTTTCGGGCGGAACCTGCTCCAGGCGCACGTATACCGGCAGATCTTTGACCCTCGCGGAAAAGAATTCCTTCCAATACGTGGAATACAGGGCATCGTCCAGGACGCGCAGGACAATGTTCGATGCGTTTACGGATACCACCGCGTATTTTTGCGCATATGAGGTATTAAGAAAGCCCATTCACATCCCCCAGTGGCAGGAGCTGATATTCAACTGCCATGATCATTCCATTCATTATAGTAAATTCACGCTTGAGAACGAACTGCATAGCCCCGGGGCCGTTGACCTGAATTGTTCTTCCCGGTTCCCAGTGCCATTCGCCGTAGCTGCGGTATTCATAGCGATCGCTCGTCGCATATGGCATTGACCCATCGGTCAAATGCTGCACGGTGACAACAATGCCATCCGCCGTTGCCGGAACCGGAGGAACGGTTGCCTCCGCATTGTCATTTTCCCGGCATCTCGGCGGATATACCATTTCCACGCCGCCGAACATGCCCGCGTCGGTCGTCACCCGCGCAAGATACCAGAACACCCCGTCGGAATCGCACCAGTATGGCGTGGACGGCTTTGTGAGGGAAGGAACCCATGCGGCGGCCGGGCGCCAAATGGCTGATTTGTCCGACGTGTATACCCAGTCGGGGAAGAAGGGATTGTCCGTGAGGGATGCGTCAAAGTTGTGGACCGGAAGGCCGTTCGAATCGAGAGGCAGAAAAGGGATGACGCCGGTATATGTGGCGCCGGTTGCAAAGGCTCCGATCGCACCGGCATTCATTTTTTCTACGGGAACATGCCATTCCCCGCCGGAAACGAGTTCCTCCGCGCCCACCGTATCCCCGCCCCATTCGTCAATATCTGCATCAATATGGCCTTCCCCGGATGCGAAGAGGTCCTCAAAGGAGGACCCGATGATTTCCGCCGTACTATCTGTCGTGATCTTTTTAATTGTGCATGCGGACGTGACAAGCGATGTCGAAACAAGCGTATTGAAGAGCCCCTGTATAATGCGCAGCGGCGCCCCGTTGCTCCCTTGGTTTAGCCCAAAAAGCGCATCGGTGGATATGGCGCCTGCGGAGATCGTGCCATCGCACAACAGTCCCGCCACAGCCCCGGCCGCGGACACAGCCTCCCCGGGCTTCCAGGTGACTGTCATATCGCCATTACGGAGGATAAGCTCGGGCCTCTCTGCCCCTTCCTCCAGCGCGAGAACCTGCCACGCGCATGGAATCCGGATAAGGCTTCCATCCGAAAATTCAAAATCAACAAAACCTTCCGGCATTTCGGAGGCGTTCGCCGCGAGGAGTTTCCACTTTGCAAAAAATTCCTCGGAGTCATGGATGATATCGTGTGCCACCTTGAGGGCTGTCGCGGAGTCGAGAAGCATTTGTCACCTCACGTTGCATAAAGGAGGTTATCCGTGACAACGGTGCCGGTGCCCGTCTCGGTTGTCTTCATTGCAATAAAGCGGCGGCACGCATACGGATCCAGCGGGCGTTCCGAATGAACATTCGCCGTAATTCCGGTCAAGGCGCTGATAACCTGAAGATCATCGCACATGGTCACCGTGGCGCCTATTCCGGCAGCGGCGGTATCGCCTGTGCGGTAGTATACGATGCGCCCTTCCTGATCGTCAAGCGGGAGCCACCGTATCCGATACCCGCCATCAACGGGCTCATACATCTTATATGGCCACATGGCTGCATAATAAGGGGTAACGGTGCGGAATTCATTAACGATAGGCACCGCCCCGGAATATTGATCGTCTAAATAGACAACCACTTCCAGGTCGGTGGTTTCCCAAGGATCCGGGATATAGATGCAATCCGTCCAGGTAGGCTCCGGGAATATGCCGGCCCTTTCAAGGACGGCGGGGTCGCCCACCCACAGCCCGCCACTCACGGACGTGAGGAGCTGCGCGTCCACAATCCCGGTGACCCCCCATTTTAATACCTGTTTGTGGTATTTGACGGTGGTGGCATTGAGGTTTTGAACTTCCGCGTTCCGAATGTAGGCCGTTCCCTCGATACGGGCGTTTCCGGTAATAATCGTATTCCCCTTGAACTCGGCGCCAAGTATTTGGCACGAATGGGCACGGAGGCTTTGAATCGACATGTTTTGGGCGGTGCCGCCGGAAAGGGTTGTTGTTCCCAAAATGGCAATGCCATCCCCGGTTCTTGGGCCTATCTGGGAGGCCGTGATGTTTGCCACGACGAGGTTTGCGGCGGAGCCATCCGGATTCCGGATAACTGCCTCCCCATTATCGTTTACGCCGATAACGACCGTGTGCGTGCCATCCGTCAACGTAATCTCTTCAAATGTTCCGCTGAGATAGCGGGAGATTGCCTCGCGTATGGACGGGAGCGTCACGGCCTCTTCGGTCCCATTGCCGTGCTTAATGGTAAGGGTAACTTCCCCGTTCGCGCCGATTAGCTCCCGCCATTTCTCAAGTATGGCGACGGCATCGCCATGCGCTTCGCGTATAAGCTTAATGCTTTCGCTGTAATCTGTCGACTTTCCCATATTAGTCCATAATATTAGCGTGAAGGGTCAGATAGCAATTCCCGCGTTCCGGGGCATTCATAACCGCAATTACGTGCCAGACAACCGGGCCGGTTCTCCCGTCCGTAGTGAGGGATAGTTTCGCATATTGGCGTCCGGAAGGGTGGATGCCATAGATATTCATGGTCTTTGAAGCATTCCCGATATAGACGTAGAACTCGCTGACGGAATATTCGGAGCCGCGTTCAATCGTGGATGCAATTCCGAGGTTCACATTCAATTCGGCGTTCTCGCCCTGTCCGCCATGAACCCAGTAACGGGGAAGCGGCCACTGCCGGAGGCCTTCCGTGGTGGTTATGCTCGTTTCCACATGCCACGCCTTGCCTTCAATGCCATAGTTTCCATAGGTCGTGCGGATGCCAGACCCTTCGAATCGGACATGTCCCGCAGTGAATTCGCCTCCCCCGCCTGTGGCGGTTGTCCTTACACGTTTGACGTCCAGGTCGTCCGGGACCGATCGTTCATTCAAGGTATCGATGACCATTTGGATATTGGGGACGACAAGCGGCTGATCCCTGCCCGACAGGTTGAATTCCAAATACTGCGGGGTCGTGGACAGCATCGCACTCCACTTGGAAACCATTTCAATCATGTCCTTCTGGGATTTTATAAGCGTGGTAAGGACGGTTTCGAAATCATAGATCATCTGCTTTTCCGCCATTAAACAACCTCCCGCGGCGTAACTGTCAGGCCGCTCTTGGAAATATACTCCCCGGTTGCCAGTTGTACCTGTGCGCCGAGATTGACAGATCCATCATCCCCGTAGCGGCCCAATGACACATATACCCTTGTCAACCCGAATTTCTCGGTCAGAAGCGAATGCAATTCGGAGGCGAGCAAGGTCTTGCCGGCATTATAGCACGCATATTCCTGGATGAAGCGCGTAATCTCCTCATTTTCACGGTGGGCGCCGTCATAGGAGTAACTGATTTCAACCGGGACGGCAACGCACGGCTCGACCACGACGGACGTGAATCCGAGCTTGGATGCAATGCCGAAGTACCCTTTCAGTTCCAGCTCATAGGCCGCCTGCGTGATAGGCGTGTAGTCATCGATGCGGTAGGCGGAGTATTTGGAATCGGTTTCCGCATCCGCCTGTGAGACCCATGTATCGGCGGCGTATCCGGATTCCGGATCCACATCCGATCCCGGTTCGAGCCCGCGGACGTTTGCCGTTGCAACGTACAGCTTGTTGGTTCCGGCGTGATAGACGATGTCGCCGGGCGCATACGAATGATCGGCGGACCAATATTGACGGTTTGCCACCATCAGGCCGGAAAGCACGATGGTCGCGTTGTCGTAACGGAAGGCGCTCTCCGCGTCAAACCCCATATTTTTGAGGGACGAATAAATATTCGAAGGGACAATCACCTGCCAGGAGCTTTCCGGGTCATCCGGGGAAAGGGTTTCCGCCCCCATATCCTTTCGGACAACGACATACAGCGCCCCGTTGAATTCGGCCATCGATCCATGCGGATAAACCGTGCCCGCAGCGTATGAGGACACCGGGAAGTGCCTGTTCTGTTCGCGACGGGCGGCGCATGACCGGACAAGCGGGATCTTTTCAATCTCGGTGACGAGGTCCTTTTCGTCGGTGATCTTCCCGGACGCGAACATTTCGGCGATGGCGCGGGAACGGAAAGTGTCCGGGGTATCCCCTGTTCTGGGCTTATCCAGGACGGGGATTCTGTCCGTGTAAAGCGGGACGACGTCATCGTTGAATTGCAGCGTCTCGTTCGCCGCCTCGGAGAGGCTGTCCGTTTTGATATATGTGACCTTTACGGCGGAGATATTTGCAAAGGTTCCGCTGTTGTTGTACCCTGCGCCGTATACCTCGCCATCGCCCAAGGTGATGGTCAGGCCCCTGCCGGTGTGCTGGCAAAGGACAAGCCAGTCCCTGTCGGTGTAGGCGAGCAGCTCCGCCATCGAATAGACAGGGGTAACCTCTTTTCCGGTTTCGGCTGTTCCGATGCCTTCCAGGAATACGCGGACGGATGGCGTCCAAATAGCCTTATAGGTTTCCGGGACATATACCGATTGGAATGTGCCGGGGGTAAGGTCAATATCGTCGGCGGTAAAATCCTGCGAAACATATTGCCCGGCGCAATACAGCACCTTATATTTTTGCTCCCCATCCGCAGTGACCTCATTTAGGTCCTCGAACTTATAGAGGAGGAGGTTTGCGGAGGATCCGTCGCGCAGGGAGACGGATCCTATTGAATCGTAGCGCCCGTATTTGCGCAGGGATTTGAAAAGAAATTCGTTTCCGGCATGTATCAGGGGCGGGGTGATGCTTTCAAGCGAATTGAGCAGGAAGCCCTCGCCCAATTTGAGGAGATAGGCATCGTTCGATCTCAGGATGTCCATGTTAAGGAGATGCGACGCCGCCCTGGCGGTGATCATATCATCCCCATAGGATAACATTTGGACAAAGCCACGGGCCTGCATGCCATATAAGGCGGACAGCTTATTAAGCGCGTTGGTGGCGGCCCCCAGCCTTTCCTGTATGGACTTATTCGCTAACGCAAAGTGGTCGAAAAATTGTTGCACGGTACCCTCGGGTTTTGGCGCCTATCGCGCACATCTTAAATATAGGGTTGTTTGACGGCAATATCAAGCAGGACATATGAAAGAGGCCCCCGCCTCAAAGCAGGGGCCTTCTTATACGGGATGCGGGCAGTTCACCTCAAATCTTCAGGCTGATAGCCAAACTGTTCCGCCAGGTGGGCAAGTACGGCGCGGGCCACAATCTTGCGCTCCGGGGAATTGAGTTTATTGTCCTTTACGTCCGGGTCATTGTTTGCCAAATAGTTTCCGACAAACGAATTGAGCGCCGTGATTTCGTGCAAGGCCTTGTCCAGCGAGCCATCCTTCTGGAGCCTGTTCAATGCCATGCGGGCATCCTTCATCGTGATGCGATTGAGCGCCGACTCGGACTTGCGTTCCCAAGGTTCTTCCGGGCGGGCTGCCTCAATCATTTTGATCTTGGGCATTTCAATCCTCCTTAAATGTCCGTCATACCTTGCATAGCGGCCTTCAAGCCGGCGTTGTTGCCGGTATCGGTCTGCGGCATCACTGCTCGGCTCGGAGCACCGGGGACCGGTTCGTTGCTGTGTTTCATAATGCCAGCGTTGCCGATGATGGACTTTTCGACGTTTTCCTTCGTGATGTTGGAGTGGTAGTAGTCCCTGTAAGCCTGCACCATTTCGTCCTGAATGTTGGCTTCAAGGTATTTACGGAGGTCGTCGTCACTCCAATCAAAGATGTTCTTGCCTTGTTCAACCGTGTTGGTCGGCACCTTGCCACCGTTTGCCACGGCGATTGCGCCCTGGAAGTCGCGGAGCATATCGATCGGGTCCTGGTCGTTGTCACCTGCCGAGTTCTTGAAAACGATACTTTCGATTCTGCAGTTCGGGTTGATGAGGAATACCTGCGACCAACGATGGTGCCCGTCAACGATGTAATACTGGCCGGCGTGTTCGTAAACAACGAGCGGGAGATTGATGGTGACCGGGCCGCCCTTCAGGATAGCCTTGATCTGTTCCGGATTTTTGCCGCTCACCTGATAGCCAAGGGACTTGCCCACGTCGATTTCATTCTGCGTCGGGAGAAGATCCTTCGCCGGAATCTGTTCGCTCTTCGTTTGCATCTTCGTCGCAAGTTCGCCCTTTCCGAAACCAAGTTCGAGAAGGTCAAGCTGGTTCTGCGAAAGACCCTTGAGCGCGTTAACGAGATCCGGCATACTCTTTTGATTTTTGAGTGCCTGGATTTCTTGGTCGAAGTCGCGGTTTCCGGTGTCGGAATCTTCGCGGCGTTTGTGAGTCATGTGGATTTTTGCCATATCGGTATCTCCTTTGTTAAAACTTTCATCCGGGTATTCCATCCCGTAGTAAATGCAGTAGTCGCGGAAAGCATCCTTGTAGCGATCCGGGACACATTTGATTGCCTCGCGGGCAGGCAGCGCGTCGGAAAGATCGTCAAAGAAATTCCAAACGGACTGCCCTTCATAATCCTTAACCCACTTGTCGTTGGGGTCGTTTTCGTCATTGAGGGCAACGCGAATCTCGGCAGACCACTTTGTCCCCGGCTCGTGCGCCTCGCGCTTGTCTTGCGTGGCAAGCTGGTCGGAAATTTTAGCAGGTCCTTCACCGTCCTCGTAACCATCAACAATGATTTGCTGGTATTTGTCACAGAGGCGGTCGGCTTCTTCGGAGGACATCTTGTGGTCCTGAACAAGCCCATACCATACTTTTAAGTAAAAGCCGCGTAAATCGTTTGTGCTCATTTTAGCCCTCGATATTGATTGCGAGATCGACGTAGGAGGTGCCAAGCTGTCCGGGAAGTCGGATTGCGCGGGCAACCTCGTCCGGGCTCATCCTGCCATAGATTTCAAGGGAAACGGTGCCGTCCGGATTGGCGGCGGTTTCAACCGTTTGGCCATTGAGAATCGCATCTTCCAGCGTGGCAACAATCTTTTCAATTGCATCCAGCTTCGCATTCTTGCGGAGCACGAAATAGGATGTTACGCGCCCTTCATTCTTGGCGGGAGCATTTTCCGCCTTGGATTCGGCTTTAAGAACAGGCTTTTCGACCCATTCAATGTCGCCGCGTTCCGCCAGCTCATCATAGCGGGCCTTGGCATCCGCCTCGGTCGCGTAGTATTCCTTTTTGGCATTATTGTAGATGTCGCCGAACTCCACGCACCACTTGTCGGCGGTCGATACTTCCTGTTTTGCAGTGCTTTCATTCTTTTTGATAAGCCTGATTCCCACGGCATTACTCCTTTGCAATTTCAATGATGGCTTCCGCCGGATCCATATCAAGCAGTTCGCCGTAGCGGTCAACTACATAACGCAGCCCGCCAGCAGCCAAAGTCTTTTCGTTTTCCCCGTCATAAGAGTCCAGCTTGAAATCATCGCCGTATCTACTCTTGTAGAATTTGAGGAGAGTGATGTTTCCGTTATCGTCTTCGATTTCGGCATAGTCCAGGGCGCCTTCCAAGAAGTTATCCCTTGCATAATCGTCCGGAGCCGTTTCCGTAATCGGGTGAATGTCGGCACCGTTCTCCGCGCCGATCTCCAAAGTCTCGTCCATAGCCTTGAATTCGTCCGTGAAGATTTTTTCGAGTTCATCGAGATCCTTGTACGGGATTTCGCGTTCGTCGTCGCTTTTTCCGGCACGGAAGGCCGTGGCATATTGGACAATGAGGTTGCGTTCAGGCAGGACGCCCCAATTCACGCCGACGCCTTCGTTATCCGAGACGATGGGATAAACATTCAGCCTTTCCTGGTATTCCCGGAAGTCGAGGCGGAACCACTTCACTTCCGCCGCCGACCAGGCCGCCTTGATGGCCGCCTTGATTTCGGTGAACTTGCCTTCGGTTTTGGAATAACGCTTCATGGTTTTCATGTGGTTCTCCGCCTCCTTCTTTGTGGGGAATGATGCAAGGACGCGATCGTCCTCATGGCTGCGGATCACCCAAGGTGCATCCTCTCCCCGGCTGTTCTTGTGTCCCTTTTCATATTCAATAGTTTCGTCGGCGCCTTTCGCTTCATTGAAGCGGCAAGCATTATACCGGGTTGGGGTAAAATGTGCCTTGATATAATCTGCGGGGTCCTCCGAAATTTCACGATCAAAAATCACGTCATAGCCATTGCCGGACCACTTCCCAGTGCGCCCGGTTTTCTTATACTTGTAAATCTGTTGCAGGTGGTTTCCGTGGAATACAAAATTGTTGGAGCTGCCTTCGTCCCAAACAGTTCCATCGGCGAGGGCTGCGTATGCCTTGCGCCAAGTGGGATACACCCCGTCCTTCGATACACGTCCGGTTTCATCATCCAGGGAATAGACAGTGTAAGGGTCCTCGTCCGCACCGTTCGCTTCATACTGATCGGTGGACCACACTACCTCCTTTTCATAGGACAACTTTTCGTCGAACGATTCGGACTTTCCGGTAGGGATCACTTCCTCGGTGTCCGCAACCGCGATATTCGTTCCGCCATATTCCCTCTCCACAAAGGCGATGGCGTTCTTCGCAGCCTCCTTCGCGTTGTCTGCATGGGTGAACATATGGGTGAATTCGCGGTTGCCGAGCAAATCGAACTCCACACGCACCTTCCAGGTCTTGCCCGCCGTGTTGGATTCGTCCGCCCCGTGAAGCATCTTTACAACATCTTCCGGCGGATCCACAAGTTTCGGCGGATTATCCGGGTACCAGTCCTTTATTTTTTCCATTTGGGGATCGTCCCCTTCGACGTACACGGTATCCCCGGACACCGCCGTATTAATCTTGGATCCCCAGCCATCGCGGAGAAGGGATCCTTCCGTGGCCGCTTCCTCGAGGCTGCCGAACTTGATAGCAAATGCCATAATTTAACCTCATATCGAAAGATTACGGAATTAAAAATACATTTATTCAAACCGAATGCCTACGCGCACCTGCGCAGGCCGTATATTTGGTATATGAGTGATTCCCAGAAAGCAGATTATTCGAAGTTGTCCACGCGGGAGCTGTACGAACTGACAGCGAAAGCCGAAGGCTATGAATCGGTCCCCGTGGATATAGATACGTTCCTAAATGACCCTTACTATTTGGGCCAGACCTATGACGAAGGGCGTGCGGTCTACCCGTATTGGCGCGAAGCCCTTCATAAAATCTACCCGAACCCGCTGTATTCGCCGTATGAGGAAATCGCGGTCACTGGCTGTATCGGTGCCGGTAAGGCGTTGAGTATCAACGAGTTAGTGGTTTGCCACGATGGGAAGAAGAAGGCGAAGGACGTGACGCTTTGTGACGAGGTACTGGGTACTGATGGCTGCTTCCATCCGGTGCTCGGCATATTCCCGCAGGGGGTCAAGCACACTTATGCCTTATATGTGCAGGTGGAGGGGGCATCCAAGGATGCCCCGCCGTTCGACCGCATAATCACAAGCGACGAACATATTTGGACCGCCTATGAGGATGGAAGGCAATTCGATATCTTTACCTGCGATATTGTACCCCGTCTCAATGAGGGGAGAACCCTATATATACCCACCCTGGCAAATGAGCCTCGTCGGTATTTTTGTGGCTGGGCGGATATGGGAGATCGGGAATGCGTGTGCTTCAAGGTAGGGAGCCCCGACCACTTGTTTGCGGTGAACAATAACACATTCACCCATAATACGAGCTTTGCCATTATGGGCGCCCTATATGATCTCTATCACGTCACGCTCCTACGCGAACCTCAAAAGAAATATAAGCTGCTCCGTACCACGCGCATCATCTTCTCGCTGGTTACGGCGACAAAGGACCTCGCGTCCGCCGTCATGGCAAACCAAATGCTGGACGTTATAGCGGCATCCCCCTATTTTACGTCCAAGTTCATGCCGAAAAAGGGCGAGAGGCTGGACGAGGACATGTTCCCATATCACGTCGGCGTAGGATTTGGATCCCGCGGAGGGCACAACCTGGGCAAGGCCGTTATCGGCGCCATCATCGATGAGGCGAACTTCCAGGAGGCGGTTGCAGACCAGGCCGTGAAAAACTATGAAACCATCACGCGCCGTATGGAGTCCCGCTTTATGCTCAAGAACGGGTCCCTGCCGTGCCGACGCTGGCTGGTGTCCTCCCGTAACAGCGACTCATCATTCCTTGAATCGCATATAGAGGCGGTAAAGAACAACCCGAAGGTCCTTGTTCTTGCGCCTGCCATCTGGGATGTCCAAGGCGCAAAGGGAATATATTGCGGAAAGACATTCCCCGTTTTCATCGGGACAAACACCGAACAGCCGATGGTCTGTACCTCCGAGGAGGAGGTGGATGCGCATGCGGGATACATTATAGATGTCCCGGTTGAATACCGCAGTTCCTTCGAGGAGAACCTCCCCGGCGCCTTGATGGATCTGGCCGGCGTCGCCAACCGCTCGTCCATGGCGCTTATCTATAACGTGGAGAAATGGATAGCGTGCCAGTGTCTCGACAATGCCATCTCAAAGGACGAAATCACGTTGTCCCTTGATGGCCCCGACAAGATAATGGACTTTGTGGACCTGAAGAAATTCCCCAAATACAGCTATTACATTCACCTTGACGGCGCGTTGAAAGGGGACCGTTTCGGATTCGCAGCCTCCGCCATCGAGAAACAAATGGCGGTATCCGGCCACGACCTGCTGACCGGGGAGGCCACCGTGCGGCTGTCACCATCCCTCATTACGCCGATTGCATTCGGCATCAAGGCGCGTCCGGGATCCGAGGTGCCTCTGTGGAAGGTGCGCCAGTTCCTGCTCGATCTGAGAAATGCGGGGGTATGCATTATGCAGGTCTCCACCGACGGCTTCCAATCCGCCGACATGCGCCAAATGCTCGCAAAAATGGGCTTCAACGTCAAATACGTGTCGGTCGATACGACTAAGGACCCCTACCTGAAATTCGCCTCGAACATTAACCACACCCTTATGAAAGTACCGAAAAGCCCCATCCTGGACTTCGAGGTTCGCCACCTCGAAAACCGCGAAAAAAAGATCGATCACCCGGACAAGGTGATGGTCAACGGAAAATATGTCAAGGGCGGGAAGGATATCGCGGATGCCGTGTCGGCGTCCCAGCACGAGGCGCTGTTGGCGGCGCAGACCTTGGCAACCGGAACGATTACCGAATCGTTTGGGGAAACCGGGTATATGTCCATGAAGGATCGCCAGGAATACGTCCAGGGCCTGATATTCGGGATGGCCCAAGGAGATCCGGACAAGCATATAGCCGGAGGGATGTATTAGCTGCGCATAAAGCGCGTTTTAAGGCGAGAAAATATAAAAGGCGGGCAAATACATGCCCGCCTTAAAATATGGCTATAAATGCGCTAGAAATGCGAATTATGTTCGCCCCTTACAAATGTCTACAATTTCCTTTTGCTCTTGCTGTCTTCAATAACGTCCGACACATCGAATTTATTCACGTCGGCTTCGTTGGTTTTCTTAATAAGCTTAATTCCCATTACGCTTCCCCCTTTGCGGCTGCGGCGATATCATCAATGAGCTTGTCGGTGAGATCGTCAATACCATTGATTTTGAAAACCTTTCCGCCCGCACGGATTTCGCCCTTGAACGCCGGATATATTTCCGGGTTAGTACCACAACGAAGGTCCATTGTTACGGCGGGGGTGATGCCATTGCGAATCTCGTAGCAGAGCCCGTTGCCCCCGCCCACGGCAAGTCGTACGGTCGGCGCCGGAACGTCCACCCTAAGCTGAAGATCTTCAAGCCAGCCGCGGAACTGTTGGAGGCGCGAGTTGAGGTTGATGAAGTCAAAATTCTTTGCGTACGCGTCGACAATCGAGAAGTCGAATTTCTTGTTCTCGGCCTCGTTGGTTTTCTTGATAAGCTTAATTCCCATTTTGAGATCTCCTTTACATCATGTCCGGT